CGGATGGCCTCGGTTGCCGCCTCCGAGGTGTCGTCGATGTTGGACTGGTACCTTTCCGGCACCCAGCTGACGGCCTCTCCGACGATCACTGGCACCCCGCTGGACACGGCGTCCGCGGCCACCAGGCAGAAGGTCTCGGTGGCGGACAGCTGGAAGACCAGGTCCATCTCAGCGATGGTCTCCCGGAAGGTGGCCGCGTCCTGCCAGCTCACCTCGATCAGCTTCGCCCAGGGGAGACCAGCGAAGAGGTTCCGCATCGTGTTCCGGACGCTGTGACCTCCCGGGGTATTGTCGGTATTGACGTAGAACTCCAGCTGCCGGTCGAGGCGGACGGCGACCTGAAGGGCCGCCAGTGCCGCGGAAGAGTGGAGCTTCAGGAGCCGGGTGGCACCGAAAGAAGCCAGCCTGAGGATGCGATCGTGGCTGTGCTTCTTCGGGGGAGACCCGTCCCAGTCGAAGAGGTTCGGCAGGTAGAGCACGTCGCCGTAGACTTCCCCGAGAGAGTTGCAGAACTCCTGGTTGTTGCTGGAGAAAGAGATGTTCGGGTACTCTTCCCCGAGGTCGATGAGGGCCCGGATGACCGGGATGGCCTCGGGCTCGACCTGGAGGAACCCGATCTTGGAGTGCGCCCGCACCACGATCTTGAGGTGGGGGTGGGCGTGGGACAGGAGGACGACCTCGGACGCCTTGACCCAGACCGCCTCGATGACGGCGTGGGTGATGTCCGGGTTGGCCCGAAGGTAGGCCGCCAGCTCGTCGAAGCTGGACACGGCGACGAGGTCTACGTCTACACCCTCCCGACGGAGGACGCCGACGGTGTGCAGCGCGTTCGCCGCCAGTCCGCCCGTGTGGTAGGGATTGTGACCCTGTCCTGAGGACTTGGACTTGTAGAAGATCCTGAGCTTTGTCGTGCGCTTCATCGCGAGAGTCTCCAGGCTAAGCCTTGGGGTTGTTTACCTTCAGAGTGGTAAGTAGCTCGTCTAGATCTTCTCTTTGCGTCCCGCATCGGACAAGCGGGATCCGCAGGTCGGACAGCATCCCATAGACGCCGTTGTCGATCTGCTTGGCCTGCTCCTCGTTCTGGAACCGACCCTCCTGCTTGTACGGCTTGGTGCGCTCCAGGAAGACGTGGTGGTGCTGGTGGCCGTCCTCGGCTGCCTGCCGGTAGTAGGCGAGGGTCATGGCCCGGACTCCCTCACTGACCGAGAGGGGAGAGAACTTGCTGGCGTAGTAGATGCCCAGCATGATCGGGGCGTCGGTGACGATCATGTCCACCTTCCCGTAGAGGAAGCTCTCCCGACGGACCTGCTTGCCGAGCAGGTAGATCTGGTCGTAGGTGGAGATCGTGCGACCCTCCCACGCCCAGTCCTTGACGTACTCCCGCACGAGCTCGGCGTTCTTCCCCTGCGACTTCAGCAGGTAGAAGAGGTAGGCCGCCGAGGTGGACTTGCCGGTGCCCGGTCCACCGTAGAGATTGATGACTACGCTCATTAGTACCTCTGGTCGTAGATGATGTGTTCGATCTTCGCCCTGACCAGGGGGAGACCGTTGCGATTGGCCAGTCTGATGGCGCCGCGCATCTCGTCTTCGATCACTCCCTGCGACCCGTGCCACGCCGTCCAGTAGCAGTAGAGTCGTTGGCCGAGGACGGGATCGCCCTCGATCCGGCTGAACTTCCAGCCGTAGGGACACGACGCCTCGGCGAGCTTCGCCTGTTCAGCGTCGAACGTCAGGTGGCACTCGTACCCTCTATCCATCCACCACCTTCTTCAGCTCTTCCAGTTCCCGCTCCATCTCCGGGATCGCCGCCGCCCGTTCCTTGGCGTGCTGGATCTGGCAGGTCAGGACGCAGACCTTGCAGTACATCTGGTACGCGCCGTGGATGTAGGCCATCGTACCCTCCGTCCAGATCTCCGTCCCCTGACGGGTCAGGCACCTGGCGCAGATGTCTCCCGGCAACCGGCCCATCAGTAGCCCTTGGCCAGTCTTTCCTTGACGGTCTTGTTCTTGCGGCAGTACTCCTCGTAGAGGTCGTCCGCCCCGATCCCGCTGAGGAGACAGATCTCGAGGAAGAACGCGAAGGCGTCCCCGAGCTCTTCCTTGTAGTGACCGAAGTCGAGGGTGCGATCGTCGGTCAGCCGGTGCATCTTGTTCTTGAGGGTGGCCATCGCCTCGTGGAGTTCGTCGGAGAGGTTGAAGGCCGTCTCCTTGATGAGGCGTTGGCCGGGCTTGGTGGTGAGGTCCACCGGCCACTCGGGAAGCTTGTCGTTCACGCGCAGGAGTTCCATGAACTCCTCTTGACGCTTGAAGACGTCGTACAACATGTCGGGGGGAAGTGCGCTCATTCTGTGATCCTCCGCTGATTAAATATGGGAGCGGAGGTCACAGGGACAATCAATCCTGGTAGGACGGATTGCCCTTGGCGTCGGTCATGACGAGCGGACCGACGTTGGACTTGCAGTTCCACGACTGGGCCGTCGGGTAGTTCTTCTCGACGATCTCGTGGAACCCGGCGCGCAGCCCCTCGTCTTCCGAGAAGAAGCACACCAGTCCGTTGGCCGCGGTGAGCTGCACCGCCGCCGTGACCAACCGCTCGTCCAGGACGTTCTCCCGGGCGATGAAGATGCGGTCGAAGACCCGCTCCGCCGACAGGAGCTTCTCGAGCTCCCGCTTGTTCTTGACGGTCGTGATGGTGCGAACGTTGCGCTTCACCGAGGGGAAGTACGCGTTCGACCCGATGTAGAGCAGATCCTGACCGCGTCGCAGGTCGGTGACCCGGGTGAAGTCGTCGAACCTCGAGTACTCCTTGGGCGGGTAGCTCGGGGCGACCTCGATCTCGAGGTCCTTGATCTGATCGCGGATGTTCTGTCCCATGTTCAGCCTGCTTTCTTGTCTCCCTTGAGGGACTCTTCGGCGTCCCTCTTTTGCCGGTGTACATTCAACTCGTCGGCCAGCCACAGCTCCCCGCCCTCGTACTTGGAGAGCTGGATCTGGTCGATGTAACGCTTGCGAAGCTCTTCCTCGTCGTAGCCCAACTTGTCCAGAGACTCGAGGCTGGTGAGGGCCGGCATGGCGTCGTAGCACCTGAAGCCCTCGTCGTAGAGCTTGATGACCTCTTCGGCCATCTCGAAGTGGCGCTCGTACAGGTGGAGCGAGCCGGCCGTGTGGTAGTACTGGCCGAGGCGCAGGTCCGCGAACTTCGGGTTCTGCCGCTTCAGGTCCAGGAACATGCACTCCTGGAAGAGCGTGAAGCTGAAGAGGTCGTTCGTCAGGCCCCAGATGGCGTCGTTGGACCGCATGTGGACGTGCAGGTGGAGCGCGCCGTCACGGATGAAGAACTGGAGCGAGAGGGTGCAGGGCACGTCCTTCGATCCCTGGTGCACCGCCACGTCCGCGTCGATCGGGGCGAAGATGGTCATGACCGCCCGTCGGCTGTCCGAGTCCCCCGACAGGGTGGCGATGCAGTTGTTCCACTGGCTGTCCATGTCCAGCAGGTCGGACCCCGCCCGGAGCCGGTAGCCGTACGCCGAGTTCAGCGTGTGGCCGTCGTCCGAGAAGTCCTTCATCCGCCGGTTGTAGTAGAGCATCATCTCCAGATCCCGGCGACCCTGCCAGTACCAGAGGAACTCCCCGGCCGCGAACCCGTAGTTCGACTTCCGGGCCGGGTTGTGGATGAAGCGGGACCGCGGGTCCGTCAGGACGAGCGTGAGGGCCAGGTCTTCCTTGATCTTCTGTCCACGCGGGGCGCAGACGAAGTCGGGGTTCCGGCTCAGCTTCCGAAGGAGCTTGACGAAGATGTCGTCGAACGAGACTCCGAGGATATCAGCCATAGATGTGCTCCAGGATTACTTCGCTCAGATCCTGCGGAAGCCTGTGCCCCGCGGCGCCTTTGTGGCCGCCACCACCAAGTAGGCCGGCTATCCGGCCAACGTCCAGCTCGCCGGCACGTGAGCGGATCCCGACCGCCCCCTTCTCGATGCAGACGCTGACAGCCATCTGCACCTGGGGGTAGACTTCCAGGAGCCGGTTGAGGAGGAGAGAGATGTTGGGCTCGTTGGTGACGACGAACCCTCCGATCACCTGGGTCCCGTCGGAGAGCTTGATCTCCTTCACCGTGACCTTCTTCATGGCCTCCTCGATCGCCTCATCTCGACGCCTGTCGAGGATGTTGATGATGTCGTCCTCGAACTGCGTGAAGTAGACCTTGCCACGACCGAGCGCGATGTTCTGACAGATCCGGTCCTTCGGGTCGGCGAAGCGGGTGATGAAGTCCTGCTGGCCGACGAAGACCATGAAGGTCGCCAGGTCCTCCGAGAACGGGAGCTTCTGGCGTAGCCAGCGGTCGTGGTCGTCGATGGACTCGGCGAAAATCCGGTAGCTCGTGCTCTTGAGCCGCCGCCCGAATCCGACCTTGTTCTCGTCGTCGATCCTGATCAGGTAGTCCCTGAGCATCATCGTGCCGCAGCGCTGGTTCTTCTCTTCGATCTCCGCCCAGTGACGGCCCAGCAGGTGGAGCGACGTGTCGTGGTGGTCGATGAGGACCAGGTTGCCACGACGCTCGAGGACCTCGGCGTACTTCGGGGTGTTGAGCCCGACGTCCGCGAAGATCAGGAACTTGTTCGACTGGAAGACGGGATCCTTCTTGACGAACCTCTCGACCATGCCGGCGGCGACGTAGTGGATGTTCTCACGCTTCCCGCCCGCCAACATGAACATGATCGCGCATCCCGCGCCGTCCATGCAACCCTTGTGGGTCACGAGGGCAGCGTCTTCCAGATTCTCTGGTACCGGGAGTGCCATTGTGAAATCCATTATACCACGACTTTCTGCCTGAGTACAGGCTAGATGTCACACGAACCGTCCTTGCACGCGTCCTTTGAATATGACATGAGGATCTTGTCCCCCTTCCCCTTGAGGGCCGCCAAGGCTTCCTCGATGGAGAGCGGGGTGAGGGGCTGGTCTTCTCGGCTCCCCTCGGGGTAGATGGTCACGCCCTTGAGCTCCGGGAAGTACTCCATGTAGAGGTCACTGAGCTCCTCTGCCGAGGTCCCGGGCATGACGTTGATGGTCTTGCTGACCGCGTTGTCGATGTGCTTCTGACAGGCCCGCTGCACCTCGAAGTGGTCCCGGAGCTTGAGGTCATACGCTCCTTGGAAGTGCTTCGTGCTCTTCCCCTCTTCGACAAACTGCTTGAAGAGCGGGTGGATGACGATCTCCTGGGCCAACAGGTCGCCCTTCCGGAACTTCCGGATGTGGGCCGGGGCAAAGAGCGGCTCGATCCCTGAGGAGCAGTCGCAGACCAGGGCCGTGGTCCCGGTTGGCGGGATGGTGAGGAGGGCGCAGTTCCGGATCCCGTGCTCCCGGATGAGAGCGCGGAGACTCGGCTTCAAAGTCTTGGCGAAGCCGCCCTTCAGGTACTTCTCCGCGTCGAAGGCGGGGAACGGTCCCTTCTCCTTGGCCAGCTCGATCGAGGCCTCGTAGGCGGAGACCTTGATGAAGTTCATGACCTTGTCGATCATCTCCAGCCCATGGGCCGAGGCGTACTTCAGCCCGAGGAGGAGGAGCATGTCGTGGAGACCGAGCACACCCAGGCCGATGCGCCGGATGTTCGAGCACATCTCCTTGATCTCCTGGAGCGGGTAGTTGTTCACCGTCAGGACGTTGTCCAGGAAGCGGACCGAGGTGGCCACCGACTTCTTCAGCAGGTCCCAGTCCACCTTCCCGTCCTTCACGAACCGGGGGAGGACCATCGACCCGAGGCAGCAGCAGTCGTAGGCCGTCAGCCAGATCTCGCCGCAGGGGTTGGTGCTGAGCAGCTCGGCGTAGTAGCCGATGTTGCTCATCTTGTTGGCGAGGTAGCCGTTGAGGATGCCGGGCTCACCGCCGTGGAGAGCGTTGGAGATCAGGCGCTCCCAGAGCTTGTCGGCCGGGATCTTTCCGTAGAGCTTGCCGCCGTGACGGAGCTCGACGTCTTCCTTGGCCTTCACCTTCTTGAAGAAGAGCTCCGGGTCCTCGTTAAAGTTCACCGAGACGTTGGCGTTGTTGAGCTGCTTGAGGTCGAGCTTCTTGTCGAGGAACTCGAGGATGTCCGGGTGGTTCAGGTTGAGGCAGAACATGAGGGCGACCCGTCGACCGCCCCCGCCCTTGATGACATTGCCCCAGGCGTTCTGCCCTTCCATCGGGCTGCAGGCTCCCGTGGCCTGACCGCGGTGGCCAGCGATGTCGGCGCCGTTCGGCCTGACCGGGGAGAAGTTCGTCCCGATGCCACCTCCCTTGGAGGAGATGACGATCATGTCGTTGGCGTTCTTGCCCCAGCCTTCCGAGCTGTCGGTGATGGGGATGACGAAGCAGTTGAGGAGCTGCCCCTTGGGACGGCCCGCTCCGTACCAGATGCGGCCACCCGGCATGAAGTAGTTGTGCTTCAGGAGCTCCGAGAACTCCGCCCGGTACTTGACTACGTTGCCGTTGGTCTCGGCACCGGCCACCACGGTGGCGAGCCGGTCGCAGCCCTCGTGGAAGGTCTCCTCCCCGTGAAGGGCATAGCGATCCTTATAGATCTCCAAGGCAAAGCCTTGGGGCTCGTAGTAAGCGCTCATGTCTGAGGATCTCCCTAGTTGGAGTCGGGCTTCTTGTTGTCGACCATGCCGAGCTTCTTGAAGCGTTCGGCCGTCTTCTTCTTCAGGTTGTCGTTGTTCTCCAGGAAGATCGCGAGCGGATCCTCGCCCTGGTTGAGCACCGAGACCTTGACCGTCGCCGTGTTGAGCGTGAAGGGATAGACCACGCCGTCACGGCCGAGTCGGGACTTGGCGATGAAGAGGCGTCCGCAGTTCATCTGCTTGTCCTCCGTACGCCGGCTGATCGTCATGATGACGTCGCACACGGTGGCCTTGGCGTAGGCCTCGCCGATCTGACCGATGGAGACGACCTCCATGTCGAGACCCGCGCGGTTCGTCTGGTCCGCCGTGATGAGGACGACCTTGAACTCCTGGGCCATCGCCCGGAGCTCCTCGTACACGCCCTCGAGCTCGAACCGCTTCTGCTCGAACCCGCGGCTCGAACGGAGGAGGTCGGCGTAGTCGATGATGATCATGTCCGGGATGAAGTTCTTGGTGGCCGTCAGGCGCTGGATGTACGCCCTGATGGTCTGGACCGTGGCCGTCTTGGTCGGGAACTCCTTGATGAAGAGCCCGCCCTTCGCCTTGTCCTTGACTTCCGCCCGCACCTTCTCCTGCTCGTTGGGCACGTCGTTGATGGCGACGCCCGAGTAGTAGGAGTCGAAACGGAGACCGATCTTGTAGTCCGCCATTTCGCAGGTGACGTACAGGACGTTGAGCCCCTGCGCCACCGCGGCCGCCCCGCAGTTCACCAGGAACATGGACTTGCCGGCGCCGGTGGGAGCGATGAAGGTCACCAGGATGCCGCGCTCCCAGCCGCCGTTCAGCTCCTTGTCGATGATCTGCCAGCCGGTCGGGATGGGCTTCCGGATGCTCGCCTTGGAGCGGGCCGCGAATCCCGAGTCGTCCATGTACTCGTGGCCGAGGTCACGGGTCGCGCCCTTGTTGAGGGCGTCCTTGATGATGGTGGAGATCGACTCGTAGTCGTTCTGTTCGATCTTGTCGATCGCACAGACCATCGCCTCCTTCAGCGTCTGACGACGGCAGAAGTCCAGGGACGTTCCTTCGACGTAGCCGATGTCCCCGCCGAGCGGGTTCTCCTTGGCACGCTTCAGGAACTCCTTGCACTGCTGGGCGACCAGGTCGTTGTCCAGCTCCTTCTGCACCATGATCTCGATGAGGTCCGGCGACGGGAAGGTCTTGAACTCCAGGCGGTGACGGAAGACCAGCTTGGCGATCTCTTCCAGGTACTTGAGATCGAAGAACTTCGGGTCCAGGACGTCGATCACTTGCTCTGCGAAGAGCGGGTCCTGGATGACGGCCTGAACCACCTTCTCTTGATAGGAGCGCCCCATCGGTCCGAAGGTGTCGTTGGCCGGTAGCTGGTCAGACATTCTGGGAATCCTCTCTGGTATCCGCCGTGAAGCGACCGCGGTACTCGTTGAAGACCATGAAGAAATCTTGGTCGTGTATCTGGATGTTGTCCCGAAGGAGCGCCAGCTTGATGGCACTGACGTTCACCGACCCCACGTCTTTCCCCACCTGGTGGCGGATCGAGTGCGTGGACTGCGGCGAGATGATCGGGTTGGCGAGCTGCATGAGACGAACGTTGGTGATAATTACCTCCCACTGCTCCAAAAGCGCCTTCAGGAGCTCTTTCTCGCGCTTCCCTGTCGGTACCAAGGCTTGCGCAGCCGCCTTGATTTCCTCGAGATTGCTCTCGTGATCCGCCAAAAACGGGAAGAATTTGACGACCGTCTTGGGACCCAGGTTCGCGATACCCTGGATGTTGTCCGACTTGTCGCCGCTGATCGCCTTGATGTAGATGTAGTTGATGGGGAGGACGCCCGTCTCTTCCTTGATCTCGCCCGGACTGTAGTACACCTTGCGGGTGGGAGAGTACACGATCGTGTTCTTGTTGACGAGCTGCCAGAAGTCACGATCCGTCGAGACGATGACCTTCTGCACGTCGTGGTACATGCTGTAGCAGAGGTAGCTGATGACGTCATCCGCCTCACAGTCCTCCACCTCCACCTGACAGACGCCCAGCATTTCGAGATACTTCCGGGTAAGAGCGTGCTGCTCCCACAGATTCTTCTGGCTTTCCTCGACGTTGTCCATGTCGAGGTGCCGGTTCACCCGAGGCTTGCGCCCCGCCTTGTACTCCTTGTA